GTGTGCCCCTATGCGAGAAGATCAGGAGTGGGGATATTGCAAATTTAATTGGAAGGGGAGGCCAGTCGAAGTTCCCCTATCTGTGAACGAGTATCACACTTGCGAGCATTGGAAATCGAAGAAAGAAAAGGAAGAGGAAAAATAATATGGCAACAGGAGATGACGGTCGGGTTCCAAAGGATCATGAGAAGGATAAAAATCCTCCGATGTATGGGTCAGTTTATACTAAGACATGGCTTAACGGAACAAAAATTGAAATAAGCAACGATGATAAGAATCCCTTTATTGATGTCTATACTCACGCCATGAACAAAATAAACATACGACCTGATGGGACTATGACGATAGTCACGACTGGTGATAAATGCGACTATGATATGTGTGGTTCCACATCAACAACTGATAATAATAAAGACCACAAGGGGTATGGTGTCGAAAAGCAACAGTCCAGCACAAAGAACGAGGAAGTGCCCGGAAAAGACGGAATGGCTGCTGGGGGCGATATTGCCTTCGTTTGTATGGGCAAGGCAAATATCAGATGCCAATCTGCGTATATCGGGACTGATAAAGACTGTAATATCAATTGTGGTGGGAACATGGATATCCAGGTCGCAGGTAACTTCTCCAGGACTGTTGGTGGTACAGATTCCACAAATGCAGCAAAGATAACACATAATTAGACATGGAATACACAGTCAAGAAGGGCAAGAAATACAAGGCGCGGATCAAATTGGGGTGGATTGAGAGTTTTGCTGATAACGGATCACTAGGAGATAAATTCAGGTTTATTGGGTTTGATCGTGTGGTTGTAAAGGGGAACGGCGGTGAAAGGATAGCAGAGGGGGTATGGATAAGGAATACGGCCACTACCACTCTGCCACCTCAAGTAGTGGAGATGGTTGAGTTGGATGATTAGGTTCGCATTAGTCAAGGGTGGGGTATATCGGGCTCGTGTTGTACTGGGTTGGGCAGAATCGTTTGCTGGTAATGAGCTGGTTGCTTCTAAATTTCGTGCAGTGGGGTTCTCAGACGTATCGGTGAGAGGTTCCGGGTCACAGAGGATTGCAGAGGGCACTTGGTTGAATGACGATGTGAGGGGTGCAATGCCTTCTCAAGTTGATGAGGTCATGGTGGTATCGGAGCCTGATATGAAGGAGAAGGAGAAGGTTGTTGTTCCTCCTTTGCCTCGTAAAAAGATAGAGAATGAATGTACTTGTATTGAAGGTTCAAGCAAACCCGGACCACTTCATATGGATGGTTGCCCGTTGTGTACTTTTGAGTATAAGAGGACGTGGGTTTGGTATGACCCGAGAACTTGGTTTTAAGGAGTAAACAGAAAATGGCAAGACCAGAAAGACCCTGTGGATGTGATGGACCAGAGAAGTGCCGGAAGTGTGCAATAAGAAAGGCTCATGAATTCAGGATTAACGGTGATGAGAAGATGTTTGAGAGTTGGTTGGCCGTCGCTGCTGGGTTGATGAATAACGAGAGGCTATCGAAATGAAAAGCATACCAACAGTAACAAAAACGTGGTGGCCTGTTGCTATGGCGAGTTTTGTGATGATTGGTATGCTGACAACTGGAATGCTATGGTACACAAAGGTCATGGCAGAGGATTTCATAGAGGTAAAGATGGAGAAGCTGTACAAAGGGCTTGATGGTCGCCTAGTCGAGCAAAACAAGTCCCTTCAGAAGTTGTACCGGAGTCATCATGAACGAAAAGGCCGGTACGATGAGAGACTCAAAGGGCTGGATCAAAAACTAGACATGATCCTCCAATTCCAACAGCGGAGATAAAATATGGTTGTGGCGGCAGCAGATAGGTTTACAATTGAGAATGCCAAAGTCAGGACCTATTCTGACTTCTTGACCGATTTCGACAAGAACCCTAAGACCGGCTTTCTCGCCCAGGCCACGAATGAGGATGCCGTCAAACAATCCATCCGTAATCTTGTTCTGACGCAAAGAACAGAGCGATTCTACAGGGCTGCTACTGGATGTAAGATTTATTCCCTGCTGTTTGACCCAATTGATCCTATAACCGCCATGACCATCGAAAACAGTATAAGGGAGACGCTAAAGAATAGTGAACCGAGAGCCATCGTTCATTCAGTCGTAGCCACCCCACATTCGGAATTCAATTTCTATGCCGTAACCATCGTTTTTGGTATTGCTGCTATCCCCGAACAGTCATTTGATTTATCTCTGATGCTGAGAAGGGTAAGATAATAGATGCTTGAATCGGTTGCTAAATAAAGGGGGGTGCTAAGTTGTGGCCAAGTTTACCGTTTTTCATCAGATGGTCGCTGCAATACGAGACAATGTTCCTGATTACAAAGCGCGTGTTATTATCTTCTGTGAAATCATACGTTTACTCGATCAGGAAAGATTAATGTCCACTCGTTTTCTTTTAGGAGAAGACCCGGCCTTTGACGAGGCGCACAAGAAGGTTAGAAGCAAAAAATAATGGCCAATCGTGACTCGATCACCGCATCCATCAATCTAGTAGACCTGGATTTCGCCAGTCTAAAGCAGAGTTTCAAGACGTACCTGTTAAGCCAGGATATCTTCAAGGACTATGATTTTGAGGGGTCCAACTTAAACGTCCTCCTCGATCTAATGGCTTTTAACACCTTCAAAAACTCCTTCTATCTCAATATGGCACTGTCTGAAGGTTTCCTTGACTCCGCACAGCTCCGCAATTCTCTTCTCTCCCATTCAAAAGAGCTTAACTACCTCCCGCGATCTGTCCGGTCTGCTGTTGCCAATATCACAGTGTCATTCGAGGCATCCGGGGTCTCACAGCCATATATCGTTCCTAAAGGGTCTCAGTTCTCCACGCTCATCAAGAACAACTCCTTTGTCTTCACGACGCCAGAGACGATTACAGTTTCGTCAGCCAACAACACATTCGCATTCACAACCGATGTTTACGAAGGGGTGTTCAGAAAAGATGCCTATACCTTCCTTGACAACATAGACAACCAGAGATTCAAGCTAACGAACAAGAATGTCGATACCCGGTCTGTTGCGGTTTCGGTGTTTGAAGATGGCGCAGAAATTGGTGACATCTATACGGTCACTTCCACCCTGCTAGACCTGACCGAAACATCTAAGGTATTCTTCCTCCAGACATCAGAGACCGGACACTATGAAATTCTGTTCGGTGATAACAACTTAGGCCGTCAACCCAACATCAATGCCACGATCCTTATTGATTATAGGGTTTCCAATGGACTTGAAGGGAACGGAGCACGGGAGTTTTCGGTAGACTTTGATCCAACAGGGACCAACGAACTCAATGCCACCCCTACTCTTGTTGTTGGGGATGTTGGTAATAATGGAGACGAGGCAGAGACGAATGAGTCTATACGGTACTTCGCCCCTCGTCACTTCCAGGTCCAGGAGAGAGCGGTGACAACGACTGACTATGAAGTATCTCTAAAGACTGAGTTCCCCGAGATCAATGCTGTGTCTGTCTTTGGCGGGGAAGAAGCAACACCACCTCAATTTGGCCGGGTGTTCATCTCGGTTGATATTGACGAAGTAGATGGGTTGCCGGAATCCAAGAAGGACGAATATCACAACTTTATCATTCGTCGTTCGCCCTTATCTATTGAGCCTATCTTTATCGAGCCAGAATTCCTCTACCTCGCAATCAACTCACTCGTTCGGTACAACTTGAATGTGACGACGAACTCGATTAACCGAATCAAGACCATCGTGACCTCTGCTATCATTGCGTACCAAATAGCTAACCTTGATGACTTCTCTTCGACGGTAAGGGATTCTCAGCTTATCTTTGACATAGATGATTCAGACACCTCGATCATCTCTAACATCACGAGCATTAACGTCTACAAACGAACTCTCCCGGTTACTAACGTAGCTCAGAATATCGATGTGGATTTTGCTCTCCCATTAATCAATACCGTGCCCGACCAAGATAAACAATACAGTTCTTCAGACATAAGGACTGTGTATTCTTCGTCGTTCAAGTTTAATGGTGTTACGGCAATTCTTGAAGATGATTCCAATGGGCTGATGAGAATAGTGGAGCGAGATGGAAGTTTGAACACGACAATTCAAAATGTCGGGACTGTCAATTATGAGACGGGACTTGTCAAACTCGTAAACTTCAAACTCGATTCTTTCAGTGGATCGGCTCTGAAAATTTATGGTGTTCCAAGAGACAAGGATATCATGAGTGGGAAGAATACTATCTTAACAATCGAAACTGACGAAATCAAAGTGAGCGTAGAAGCACTGAGGTTGTAATGGGCGAGGACATATTAGAATGGTGGTTGGCTTACATTCTAATCATTGCTGCTATCGTGTTCTGTGCGAGGAGAAGGTTATACGTTTGGTGGTTGGCATTTGAGAGATATTGGGCCATTGGGATTATAATGGGGGCGACGATCATAGCATATAAACTGTTCGGAAGAAAGAGATAAGTTGGGCGAATTTGATCCTGTAATAGAAAAAAATATCAGTGCGTTGATTCCACAGCAATTTCCCGACTTCTATAGAGAGGAAGGGCCTACGTTTGTCGAATTTGTAAAGACTTATTACAAGTGGCTCGAATCATCCAACAACTCCCTCTTCCATTCCCGTCGCATATTCGATTACAAAGACATCGATAACACGACTGACGACTTCCTGTTGTTCTTCAAGGAAAAGTACCTAACACAAATCCAGCTTACTTCAGAAACGAACACCACACAACTCCTCAAACATTCTCTTGATCTTTATCGCAGTAAGGGCACAGAACGCGGTCTTGATCTTTTGTTTCGTGCTGTCTTTGGTGTTCCTACCAGTGTCTATTATCCAGGCAGTGATATCTTCAGGCTATCGGATGGCAAGTGGGTGGTTCCACAATACCTCGAAGTTTCCCTTTCAGAACACAACGTCCTCCTCGTTAACAAGCAGATCGAGGGTCTTGATTCAGGTGCTACAGCGTTTGTCCAGAATGTCATCAGGCGCACAGTTAAAGGTAAGTTGATTGACATTCTCTATATCTCAGCGATCAATGGAGTGTTTAAAACCGGCGAGCACGTAAAACATAGCGTCCTTACTGTTCCACAATATCCGGTCATCATAGGCAGTTTTACAGATATCATCGTTTCGTCATCAGGAACGGGTGCTGGTTTTTCGGTTGGTGATATCGTTACTATCATCTCAGATTTCGGGGAACAGGCAACGGCAAGAGTGGTTTCAATATCAGATACAACTGGTCTCGTGTCACTCGATCTGCTGTTTGGTGGTTACGGATATACTGCCAATGCCGAAGTACTGATATCTGAAAAAGTCCTCACCGTCGATACCCTCTCAATTCATTCCAACACTGAATATTTTGGTATCTTCGAGACTGTTACCCAGCCCCTTGCTAACATCAACTATTTGCTGGCCACAGGAGCATTCGTGGTTGGGGAGAATGTTTTCACTTATTTTGGTGGTGGGGCGGAAGATGGTGCTGGTAAAATTCTAGCAATTACAACGATCAATTCCACTGCCGGAGAACTGATGATTACCGTTTTCTCTGGCAATATGGAGAATTTAAATTTTTTCAACACTGCAAATGTCATCACTGCTGAACAGGATGTTACGAATGGTTATTTTGATTACACGGCAACAGCTAACGTCATAGGGTGGAATTCCGATGCCGTGCTTGATCTAGAGGACGTGACAGGTGCTTTTGTAACCTCCGAAGAGATTGTTCAGGTCACAGCAGTAAACAATTTTGTCACGAATGGCGTTTCTACGTTTATCAGGAATGTCATAGGCTCTAATCTTACTATTACTCTTGCGAACACAAATTGGCAATTCACATTCCAGACCGGCTTGAGGGTTCTTGGATTAACCTCTGGGGCATCAGGGAACGTTCAAAACATAGCCGTTGATGTCGGTGTTGTTTCTGTTACTAACTCTTTTGTCAATACAGTCGGTGCTTATTTCTTCGGTAATGACACGAATGCGAATGGCGAGATTACAGTAATTGGCCAAGGAACGGGTGCTGCTCTTGCCCTTGACACATTCATCTATACCGAAACCGTCTCTCTTGGTAACGATTTTATCTCTGGGCATGTAACCACGGCGCTGAACGAAGACCCTTGGGCAACTCCTATTTCCTTCCCTGCTAATTCTTCTGCCAATCTTGAGTGTATTATTGATGATTGCCTGGGGTATGAGAATGTTGCGATTGGTCAGATTGCAAGTCTAACCGGCCTCAACAAAGGAACTGGCTACACCAAAGGCCCTGTTATTCGCATTCATGAACCTTGGACATATCCATTTGATGAACGCGGCGGGTCTGTCATAGAGTTTGAGAATGCAACTGGGGATTTTGCCATAGGCGAGGAAATAACCCAATCAGCATCATCTGGTCGTGGGGAAGTTGTCTCGGTAAATACTACTCATATGTTCGTGGATCGACTGAGATTGCTGGATGCAGATGACTTTGTAAACACCACAAATTCGACCACTCTTATTGTCGGCACTGATTCAGCAGTCCAAGCTAATGTTCTTTCTGTTATCGACGATCCAACAAGACGGTATATCGGTCTCAACGCCCTGATTGACAACGAGGTTCAGACGCAATCCGGGGCTATTACCGATCTTGATGTTATCGATTCCGGTTTTGGGTATGTTAATGGGGAAATAATTTCATTTGCTGCTTCTGATACAATTCAGGGTGAGGAAGGGTCTGGTACAATATCTCTTCAGACACACGGAGAAGGTGCAGGGTTCTATAAAAAGAAGGGTGGATTCCTTTCAGATCAGAAGAGGTTGTTTGATGGGGATTTCTACCAAGAGTACAGCTATCAAATTAAGTCCTCCTTAACCCTCGATTTCTATATTGATATGCTGAAACAGGTAATCCATGTCGCGGGCACCAAACCATTCGGGAAATTACTCCACAAGGCTTTTGCCAATACGCCTTTGAATGCTAATACGGCAGCAGTTGGAACTTTCACGCCGACCGATTTTTGGTTAATGGAGAACGGAGTAGATTTTGTTTTACAAGAAGGCGGCACCGACATCATTTATTTAGAACGGTACACTTAGAGGAAAATTTTTAATGGCCAATACAACATTAACAGGTTTCACAGCAATTCCAGCCGTAGCTTCGGAGGACTTGATTGCCTTCGTAGATGATCCGTCAGGTAGTCCCGCGC